AATTGCAATAGCTTTTCCTGTTGTTGCTGGTGAAGAATCAAAGGATAATTGACCCGTGGCTGTGGCCCCTGACCCTGATATACTATCTACCTTTAAAAATGTTCCTGCTGTTATATTCCCTGTTGGAAATTTTACAACATAACTTTGACCTGCGCTGTGTGCAGGTGACATAAGCTGAATCCCGTGACTATTGTTTTCACAATTGAGTTGAATTGAGCCTGGATTTGTGCCTCCAGATTTAGCTATAATTTTACCAGTTCCTTTTGGACCTACTGTTAAATCTACATTAGAATCATCACCTGTTGCTTCAATAGATGGACTATTACCTGTTGCAGCATTTGTTATATCTATTTGATTTACTGCAGATGATGTAGTTTGAAATATAATTTGTTGATTTCCGTTTTCATCATTAATACCATGGGCATCATCAAAAGCTATGTTGAAACTATTAGTATCCAAATCTCCACCTAATTGTGGCGATGTATCTTCAACTATATTTGAAATACCTAAAGCTATTGTATCGATATTAGGATTAGTTCCATCACTTGCAGTTGCAAATACAATAGCATCACCTTTATCTGTTGCTGAAAAAGTAAACGAGTCTCCTGAACCAGATGCGTATTTAAATTGAACTGTGTAAGCACCTGATGTTGAATTTCTTAAAAAATAAAAAGTTTGAACATCTAATGGTATTGTTACAATTTGATTTCCTGTAATTGTACCTGTGAACTCGATCATTCTATGTGCAAGTTCTGCACCAGCTGATCCATCAGAAACTGTTAACGCAGTTGTTTGAGCCCCACCTGCAATTGACTTAGCAATGTAACCACCAGAAATTTGTTCTATAATTTGTAAATTAGTATTAGTTTTAGTTCCCCATGTACCGGCATTTTCACCAGTTGCTTGAAGTTCTACACCTAAAGGTGTGTATGTTGATGCCATAAATTATCTCCTATTATGCAGCGTCACTATAACTTGTATTTGATCCAGTTGCAACATCCGAATATGTATCATTCGATCCTGTCGAAACATTACTATAAGATGTATTGTCTCCAGTGTCAACATCTCCATATGCAAATATATCAACAGTTCCAATGCTTGTAGTTATTGATTGACCTGTTAATCCAACCTGCATATCCACAGGGGTTATAGTTCCTACACTAGCACTAAATGATTGACCTGTTAATCCTAATCCTTCTTCTATGGTTAAAGATCCTACAGATGCTGTACTAGATTGACCAGTTGGTTGAGCAACTGCACCACCTAACCCAATTATAGATCCTTGTTGAGACTCAATTTCTTGACCAGATAAAAATACTACATCATTTGGTATAGTTACTGTGCCTAAACTAGCGCTAAAAGATTGACCTGTTAGTTGTGCTTCTTGTGAGGATATGCCTTGAGCTGTTCCTAGCGATGCAGACATAGACACACCAGAAACTAATACTGTTTGATTTGGTGCTTTTGCTGTGCCTTGTGATACTGTTATTGACTGACCACTTAAACCTATAGTCATGTCGTTTGGTGTAATTGCACCAACGGATGATGTTATGGCACTTGATGTTAGTCCTTGTGTTTGATCTCTTGGAATTATTGAACCAACAGAACCAGAAAAAGATACACCTTCAATATTTACAGGTACAAATGCTTCACCTTGTGAAGACGTTATAGATTGACCTGTTGGTGTTATAACTTGATCTGGGACATCAACAGAACCAATATTAGATGATATTGATAAACCTGTTAATGAAATAGTTTGATCAGAAAGATCTCCCCATCCACCTTCTCCACTCCAAGATTGTGCTCCCCAACCAGTTTTTAAAGTTGTGGCTTCGTTCCAATTAGCCTGATTCCAGGTTAATCGGCCCCATCCTGAAGTTACCGACATGGTCGGCCTCCTATGCTAATCTGATTATTGCGTTACTTGCGTCTGCTGTTGGAAACTCTATTTTAAAAGTTCCGTTACTTGCTGTCTTGTCACCACCAAAAGCTATAATAGCAACAGCGTCAGTTGTTCCTGAACCACCGTCAGTTGTTGTGTTGTAGATCATAGCACCGTTTGCAGTAAAAGATGCAGATGAATAAGTTACATCTGAAAAATCTGTGAATGCGGTTGTTGAAGATAATGATACACCAGAGTTTGTTAAAGTTGCTCCACCTGCAGAGTATGCAGATCCAGATGTATTAGATATTTCATTTGATGTTGAATAGTCAGTTGTAGCTGCACCTAATGATGCAGAACTTGTAAAAAGAGCAATCTTAAAAGTATGTCCACCTGAAGATTCAAAACTGTGTTTACCTTGTAAAAGCTCTTGTTTAAAGCTTGAACATATTGCTGATGTTATTGCCATAATTTATCTCCTATGGGTTTGCTGAGTTTATTGGTAATCTGACTGTTCCGTCTGTGTAGTCGTCTCTTCGTCTTCTACCGACTTGCTCATTAGCAAACTTCTGTACCTCTTGTTTATATTTATTTTCATACAAAGTCAACATGTCTATCGGGCCTTTTAAAAAGCCATATGCCTCCGATAAACAACAATATAATAGTCCATTTGGAAAATTAAGACTAATATAATTAGTATCATTGTTTTCTAAAAGATCGGGCATTTTATTAAAATGCACTCTAAATCTATAGGTTGTATTTGGAACTGGAGCTACAAATATTCTTCCTGAATTAGTATCTGCCTCACCTGTAGCACCACCAAACATAGCGTAATATTTAGGTTGACCCTGAGCTGCAGAAGTTCCTGTTACGTCTTGATATTCTTGAAGATAAGTTAAATCTTTTTTTTCTAGCCATCTGTTAGCTCCCGTAATAGCAGACCCATTTGTATCATAAACTTGTATACCTCTAATAAATACAGCTCCTGCAGGACAGTTTATAGATTCTTGTCCAGCAACAAAATTACCTAACTGTTGTTTTCTATCTGCATCGATAGGCACATCTCTAAATATTCTATACTGTGCATTTAAAATAATATTTTCTAAAACAGAGTCTGTTAATACATTAGAGTCTACTTCTGTATAACTTCTTATCTGTGTTTTTAATCCTGATGCACTTAAACCTGCCATTACGCTACAACTTTCCTACAATCCTCACAATTATTTCTATATCTTCTATGACCATCACAGTGTTCTGGTTTTTCTTTAAGTATTATAACCTCTGAATCTGAACACTTACATTGTTTAATACCAAATATTTTACAAAATATATTTTTAATCCATTTAATCATGCGCTTACCGTAACGGGCCCTGCTGATGCAGCTCCGCCTCCTCCTGATTCACTTATACTAGATGTTGTGCCTGTTGCAAAGGTATAATTATTGTCATCTACTTTAGTAATTGTATATCCTGCAGCTAAATTTATTGTTGCTGCTGCAACACCTCCAACAACACTTGCATCTCTAAAACACACAGTATCTCCATTTGATCTACCATGATTAGGTTCATTTACAGATATAGTTGTTGACCCATTAGTTGTTGTAAAAGCATTTAGTGGTAAAATTTTAGGGACAGCTGTTTCTGTTCTATCGGGTCTTACATTACGTAGAGATATAGAATCACCGTTCATGGGTTTTGGTTCTAATTGTGGTTGCTTTGGTTCAAACTCTGATACATGCACGAAAGATCCATTCCATTCTCTAACCATTTCTTTATATGGAAACTCCATACCTGATCTATCAGATATTGCCCTTGCGTATTTACCTGTTGCGTATTTTGCCATTATTTTTTACCTTTTTTCTTTTTCTTCTTTTTACCACCAGGTCCTAAAGGTTTATCAATTCGTCCACCATATTTTTTATCTTTTCTCATCATGTCAGCTTTATCAGCCATCATGTCATTTAATTCTCTAATAGCTTCTTCATAAACTTCACTTTGTTGACGACCACTTAAATCAAAAAAGTCTTTGCCATACTTTGATTCAGCTAATTCATCTGCTATTCGTTGTATTTTATCTTTGTCCATTATGCTCCTGGGTAGTATGCTTTTGGCGTTATGTGTGTGCTAGATGCAGATCCATCTTCTGCTAGTGCTCTTTGAAACTCATCTTCATACACTAGTTTCATTGGTTGTATTAATTGTGGTGTGTATTTCATTGCTAAATAATAAGCTAATCCTGAAACCATACATGGTACAAATCTAAACGGAACATCAGATGCATTTGTATAATCACCTACGTCTTGAATTCTTTTTATGTAATAAAAATGCATATCTTTAGATGCATTAGAAGAATCTGGTGTAGGATAAATATGCACTCTAACTTTATCTATAAATCTTTCTACCCAATATTGATTAGGTGTACCTTTAGATAATTTATTAGAAAAACCTGCATAAGTAGATCTATCTACTTTAGTCATCGGTGAATCTGATTGTGTTGTTTGAGTTCTATTAGATCTTAATTGTGCTTCAAGGACATCGGACATTCCAAATACATTTGCTGGTGTAGACACGGCACTCGTACCATCATCACTAGATCTAAAAAAATCATAATCTGATTGTCCTTCAATTAAATCCATATTGAGTTCATCTACTTCCCAATAGTGAATACCTCTATTGCCCCATTCTTGAAACAATAT